ACCATGCAGACCACCGTCTACAATTCGACTTTTTTATAAATACTATCAGAAAAGCAAAACGTTTTTCTAAATGGGCTAAGGCAGATAACACCGAAGCTCTGCAGACCGTCAAAGAATATTATGGCTATAGCAATGAGAAAGCTCGCCAGGCTTTGACATTATTAACTGACGATGAAGTCGATGAATTGAAACGTAAGGTCTATAAAGGTGGAAGAAAATAATATACAGGTGACCTGGACACCGGCTATGATGCTGGAAGTCAACCTAAGGGAGCCGGACGATTTTTTAAAGGTGCGCGAGACCTTGACACGAATTGGTGTTGCATCTCGCAAAGATAATAAGTTATATCAGTCTTGTCATATTTTGCATAAGCAAGGCAGATACTTTATTGTTCACTTCAAGGAACTATTCTTGTTGGACGGTAAACCAAGTAACCTATTAGAAAATGATATTCAAAGAAGAAATACAATTGCTACATTATTGTCTGACTGGGGTTTGATTGAGATTACCCATAAGGATCAATCGAAAGATGTTGCTCCTTTAAGACAGATTAAAGTTATATCGCATAAAGATAAACACAACTGGGAACTATGTCCTAAGTACAAAATTGGTAGTAAGTAATGCAAACGTTTAAGCAGTATATTAATGAAGGTATCAATGATCCGGCTATCTTCAAAGTAGTATTTACCGCAGGTGGACCTGGTTCAGGTAAATCATTTACTGCTGATATGACCGGATTGGTTCACATGGGTTTTAGATTCATTAATTCTGATGATGCATTTGAAAGAATGCTAGATAAAGCGGGATTAGATGCAAAAAACCCTGACCATGTATTTAGTCCTAAGGGTCAAGAAATTAGAAAGAGCGCAGTAGAGCTCACCGGTAAGAAGCTACAAAGTGCAATCGATAATAGACTTGGTATGGTTATTGATGGTACCGGTAAAGACTACGACAAGATTAAGAATCAAGTTACTAAGTTCAGAAGAATCGGTTACGAATGTGCTATGATCTTTGTTAATACTAATCTACAAACAGCAATCGATAGAGATAAAAACCGTAGACGAAGCTTAGGTGCAGATGCGGTAACTCAAATGTGGAACGAAGTACAAAAGAATATCGGTAAATTCCAAAACTTATTTAAAGGCCAAATGTATATCGTTGATAACAATGAAGGCCAAGACATTAATAAAGCTACAATGCCTGTTTATCGCAAGATGAAGAAATGGGTAGATAAAGAACCACGTATGCCGCAAGCACAAGCTTGGATGGCGCCTAAGAAAAAGGCATAAAAAGAATTTGAAAGATTTTATACTTCGTGTATAAATAAAAGTGGATGCCGAATAATTCGGGTCCTTATTTGTTAAACCTTGCTTAATAAAGGAGGTCATGAAATGACTAATCTAGCATTTGGGAAAGTATTCCCACCCTCGTTCGTTGGTTTCGATCGTCTATTTGACGAATTAGAAAGATTTTCATCTGTAGAACAACCAACGTATCCCCCTCACAATATTGTAAAGACTGGCGAAGATCGTTATGTCGTTCAATTGGCTGTTGCTGGTTTCTCCCAGGATAACCTTGAGATCGAAGTTAATGACAACGTTCTAACAATTAAAGGTGAGATCAAAGAGAAAGATCCTGAAGGATATGACTTTATCCATAAAGGAATCTCAGCACGTAAGTTCAAACGTTCATTTACTCTTAACGAATATGTTGAGGTTAAAGGTTCAGAGCTTGTCAACGGTATTCTAACTATCGGCTTACAGCGCGTCGTTCCAGAAGAGAAGAAGCCACGTAAGATTGAAATTGGTAGTGGTGCTGCACAGCAAGAACTATTGTTTGAAGGTTAAAACTTAGGGGGAGTTTCGGCTCCCCCGTTCATAGGAATTATATTATGAGTGATATCAAAATCGTACGTCTTTCAACTGGTGAAGAACTAATCGCAACAGTTGAACCAATCAAGACTGAAACATCTGCTGGTCTAAAGCTTAAAGATGTTGCAATCCTAATCCCAACACAACAGAACTCACTTGGTCTTGCACCATTCATGGCATATTCAGATGCTGCTAATGGTATGAGTGTGGATCATTCGTTTGTAATGTTCATGGTAGATCCAGTATCAGATCTAAAACAACAATATCAAAACATGTTCTCTAAGATCATGACTCCAGAATCGGCTGATAAGAAAATTATTGTGTAAATAGTATGTACAAACGTACACAACTATGTTATAATATTAACTTATCAACTGGAGAATTGATTTGGAATTTTACACGTCTGTAGTCCGTTACGGCAACATCCTGCTTTATCGCGGGTATAAGGACAATCATCGCTATGAGGAACGTATCAAGTTCTCTCCTACGATGTATGTTGCTAATGCAAACGGCACTGCATTTACCTTAGATGGCACACGAGTTGCTCCTAAACTATTTGACACCATGCGCGACGTAAAGGACTATGAAGCGCAATGGAATGGTGTATTTGGTAAAGATCAGACTCTGTATGGTAACAAGAACTTTGTTGCACAGTTTATCCAAGAGAAGTTCCCCGGCGAAATCAAATTCGATCGTGATCGTATCAATGTATCCACTATCGATATCGAGGTTGCATCAGACGACGGATTCCCTGAACCTGCCGAAGCAAACCACGAAGTTATTTCGATCACAATCAAAAACAATATTGACAACATCTATTATGTCTGGGGTCTATATGATTATGATGTGAGCAAGTCCATCATGACAGACAACAATGTTCGTTATACCAAATGTTCATCAGAACGTGAGCTACTCATTCAGTTCGTTGCGCATTGGCACAGCGGAGTTCATTGTCCGGATGTTATTACAGGTTGGAACACGCGATTCTTTGATATACCGTATTTGGTCAATCGTATTCACAAACTATTCGGTGAAGACATGGCCAAGAAGATGTCTCCATGGGGTTTGATCCAGTCACGTGATATTCGTGTGGCTGGACGATCTCAACAATCATGGGATCTACAAGGTATTGCTCAGCTTGATTATCTCGAACTGTTCAAGAAGTTCGGCTACTCTTATGGTGCACAAGAATCATACAAACTGGATCACATTGCTCACGTTGTTCTTGGTGAACGTAAACTATCGTACGATGAGTACAGTAATCTACATTCCCTCTACAAACATGACTTCCAGAAGTTCATTGACTATAATATCAAGGACGTAGAACTGGTTGATCGTCTCGAAGATAAGATGGGACTGATTACTCTAGCACTAACTATCGCATACAAAGGTGGTGTTAACTATGCAGATACACTTGGTACTACTGCTATTTGGGATTCGATCATCTATCGAGATCTATCAGAACGTGGTATCATTGTTCCGCCTAACGAAGAGAAGTTTAAGTCAGACTATCCGGGCGGGTACGTCAAGCCCCCGCACGTGGGTATGCACGACTGGGTAGTGTCATTCGACCTTAACTCACTCTATCCTAATATCATTGTTCAATGGAATATGTCACCTGAAACTATTGTTGAAGGTATGCGTGAGGATCTTACACCAGATGAATGTCTGAGTGGTATCACTAACAAGCATCCTGAATATTCACTTGCTGCGAATGGTGTCTACTTCAAGAAAGACAAACAAGGTGTTCTACCTAAGATCATTGTGGATTACTATGACGAACGTAAGGCTGTCAAACGTAAAATGCTTGATGCGCAGCAAGAGAAAGAAAGGATTGACAAGAATGATAAGCAGGAACTCTATCGTGTGGAAAGAGATATTGCGCGTTATGAGAACCAACAAATGGCTATTAAGATCCTACTTAACAGTCTTTATGGCGCTCTCGGCAATAAGTATTTCCGTTATTTTGATTTACGTGTTGCAGAAGGTATTACACTAACCGGTCAGACAGTGATTCGATGGGCTGAGAAAGCTGTGAATCAATTCATGAACAAGGTATGTCAGACCGAAGGTATTGACTATGTTATTGCTATCGACACGGATTCTGTCTATGTGAATTTCGGTGGCCTAGTCGATAAGTATATCAAAGACAATCATGTAGAGAACATTGACAAGATTTGTGAGGATCAATTCATTCCGATGCTTGCCAAAGCTTATGATGATCTCTATAATCAATTCACTTGCTATATGCCTCGTATGGAAATGGCACGTGAGGTAATCGCAGACCGTGGTATATGGACTGCAAAGAAACGTTACATTCTAAATGTACACAACTCAGAAGGTGTTCAAT